GATATTATAATTGAAATTAAACAAATAGAACAATGAAACAAACAGCAGTAGAATGGTTGGTTGATGAGTATTTTGGGGGAATAGAAAATTGTACTCCCGATTTTAGATTTCATATACAACAAGCCAAAGAAATGGAAAGAGAACAAATAATAGATTTTGGCTATGATATAGCAGAAGACTTGGCTTGTGGTAAGTATAGAGATAAGAAACATATGGAAGAAAGATATGATGAATTTTTAACATATAACCAAGAAGAACAATGAAACAGACAGCAGTAGAATGGTTATTTGAAAAATTATGTTCAGAGAAATTAAGTTGGAATAAAGACAGTAATGGAAAGTTATTTATTGATTTAACAACAAGCAATATATTTAACCAAGCCAAAGCAATGGAGAAGGAACAGATAATAGATACTTATGGTGAGGGTTTTACTGAAGGGTGTAGATATACAACTGGATTTGAACAAACACTTTGGGAAGATGATGAAGATTACTATAACAAAAATTATAAAAACTAATAAAAATGATAGAACTAATAAAACAAATTATAGAACAGGATCAACTAGGAAACAAAAACCGCAAGCGGGAAATAATACACCGCAGAATTTATTTATTTAGAAAACTACGCGAGGACGGATACACGCTCAAAGGAATTGGAGATTTATTTAATTTAAACCACGCGACAGTTTTACACGGACTAAATACTTACAAAAATTTAGTAGAGACAAAAGACAAAATATTCCAACACGATATCGAATACTATAAACTTCTTTTGAGTTTGGAACGCCCAGAACTTGATCTGCGGAAGGAAATAAAAGAAGCCAGAAATTTAAGCGACCTGCGGAAAGTTCAACAACGAATCAAAAACAACTTTTACTAATGGCTGACGATAAAAAATCATTTTTGCTTTATTGCGATGTTTTGCATACAGTAGAAAAACTAACAGACGAACAGGCGGGAAAATTGTTTAAACACATTTTAAAATACGTTAACGATTTAAACCCAGAATGCGAAGACTTATTAACTGAAATAGCATTTGAACCGATTAAACAAAGTTTAAAGCGCGACTTGATAAAATGGGACGACAAAATACAAAAGCGAAGCGAAGCAGGGAAAGCGGGAGCAACCAAAAGATGGCAAAATATGGCAAACGATAGCAAACGCATAAAACCGATGGCAAAAATGGCTGTTAGTGTTAGTGTTAGTGATAGTGTAATAAATATATATAGACGCTTCGCGCATTTATCTATTTCAAATGATGAAGTAAAAAAGTTGCTAGAGAAAAACACACAGGAACAAATCGACAACGTTTTAAACGACATAGAAAACTACAAGGGCAATACTAAATATAAAAGTTTATATTTAACGGCTTCAAAATGGCTACAGAAAAACGAACCAACAGCGGAAGGAATATCACCAGAAGAAATAAAAGCAAGAAAACATGGATACATTAAATAACGGAGCCGCGCTGGAATACTTGCTTAACTACAGGGACGGCAAAATTAAACACGGACTGGAACTTGGAAATGGACTAGACGACTATTTAAAATTTAAACGCAAGCAAGTAAATATAATTTTAGGCCACGACAACGTAGGCAAAACTTATTTTATTAATTGGTATTTTTTAGCACTTGCACTAAAGCACAAACTGAAGTTTATCATTTGGAGCGGGGAGAACCAGCACGGGCAAATTTTGCGAGACTTGATACAGATGTACGCAGGTATAAATTTCAAACAATTAACCCACGATGAAATAAGAAACTACAGCGCATATTTAGAGCAATACTTTACATTTGTAAAAAACGACCGCCTGTACAAACACGAAGAACTATTTAAAATATTTAAAGACAGCGAAGCGGACGTTGCGCTTATTGATCCATTTACAGGCCTTGACCGAAATATGACATACGAAGGAAACTACCAGTTTATGAACGCAGCGCGAGAATTTGTAAATAAAACAGGAATGACGATTTATATTAATACGCACCCAAATACAGAAAGCGGAAGGAACTCCAATATTTACGCAGAAGGAGACTTTAAAGGACATTTAAAAGCACCGTTAAAAGACCACGTAGAAGGCGGCAAGGCTTTCACAAATAGATGCGATGATATGATCGTAGTGCACAGGCTAATTAAACACGAAGTAATGAAATTTGTAACTTGGATAAGCACTGAAAAAATAAAGGATATTGATACAGGGGGAAAGCATACAGGATTAAACGATCCCGTTTATTTAGAATACAACTACGGACTAGGATTTAAAGTTTACGGGAAAGATGTAATATCAGAATTTAGGCCAACAAACAAAATTAACTTAAAACCTTTTTAAAATGGAACTAGAACTATTAAGCAGCAGAATAAACTTAAACCACACCTGCCTAAAATTACAGGTAAGCATAGACGAAATAAAAGCAAAGAACCCGCACCGAAATGATTTGATTACTTCAATGGAGCAAACTTTACATGAGGTTAAAAAAGCAATATTTATTTATCAAACTTTAGAAAAAGAATTTAGAGCAACCAGACAAATAAACTTCGACCTGCAACATTTAAATTTAGAGTTGAAACAGGAAGTAAAAGATTTAAAAAAAATAATAGAATTTAACAACGCGGAACTTTGAAAGCCAGAACAAAAAAATGCTTTAACTGCAAAGAACAATTTACACCTTTTAGCAGCCTGCAAAAGTTTTGTTTAAAAAACGAATGCATAAAGGAAATGATCCAGATACAGAAACTAAAGGAATGGAACAAGAAAAAAAAGAAATTAGTGGAAGACTTAAAAACCGCAAACGATTATTTAAAAATAGCCCAGCAGGTATTCAATAAATTTATTAGACACCGAGACGCAGGGCTAAATTGTATTTCGTGCAGCAAGCCATGCAAAAAAGAAAACGCAGGCCATTATTACTCGCAAGGCGGACATTCAAACGTTCGCTTTAACGAAGACAACGTACACCTTCAATGCGAAGCCTGCAACACTTATCTAAGCGGCAACTTGTTGAACTACCAGATAGGCATAGAAAAACGAATAGGAGCGCAAAGATTAATGGACTTACAGGCATTAGCACACGAAACAAAGAAGTGGAGCAAAGACGAACTAAAAGACTTAATAGAAACATATAAAAAAAAAATAAAATAGTTGTTTATTAAAAAACTTTTCTTATATTTACATCTAATTACTAACTTAAAAATTTAACTATGAAACATTTATTTAAAGCATTAGCAGAATTTCAACAAGAAGTACCAGTGATCCACAAAGCAACACAAGGCTACGGATACACCTACGCAGACCTTCCGAAAATTTTTGAAGTGATCAACCCGCTACTAAAAAAACACGGACTAGGATTTACACAATTAATTAATTCAAAGGAAGGAGAAAACTATTTATCGACTATTTTATTTCACGTTGAAAGCGGTGAAAATTTAGAAAGCAATACATTGATCCCACAGGTAGAATTAAAGCAAATGAATTTATACCAATCTTTTGGAAGCGGAACGACCTACTTTCGTCGTTACTGTTTGAGTTCGATTTTGGGAATTGTGACGGATAAAGATACAGACGCAGGCGGGGAACAGGTAAAGCCAGAACCAAAAAAACAATCAATAGATAACGCACGTTTTCAAAAAGCAATAGACGCAATAAGCAAAGGCGAATATACAACCGAAGAACTAACAACAAAGTTTAGTTTAACACCTGCACAATTAAAAATAATAACAGCATGAAAATACGTTGTTCTGCATTGGGGCGGTTAATGACCGCTCCACGCACCAAGACCGAAACATTAAGCAAGACCGCAAAGAGTTACATCCAAGAACTAGTGCTGGAACACAAGTACGGAATTAAAAAAGAATTTTCAAGTAGATACACGGACAAAGGATTACAATGCGAGGACGAAGCAATAAGTCTAGTTAATAATGTTTTAGGATTAAGTTTTATTTTTAAGAACGAGGAACACTTTAACAACGAATGGATAACAGGAACACCAGACGTAAACACGAACGAAATTTTATTAGACATTAAATGCAGTTACGAAGCCCACACCTTCCCGTTCTTTGAAGACGAAATACCAACAAAAGACTACTACTACCAATTGCAGGGTTACATGTGGCTAACAGGAAAGACCGAAGCCTTGCTTTGTTATTGTTTAGTCAACACCCCGATAGAAATAGTCGAAGACGAAATACGCAGGGAGCACTGGAAACATTTTAAAATTGACGAAGATGCAGAACTGCGAGAATACGTAGAAAAAAAGCATAACTTTGATCACTTACCAGATGCAACAAAAGTCAAAGTATTTAAAATTGAAAGAGACGAAACAGTTATCTGGGAGATACAAAAAAAAGTTGAGGAAGGGAGAATTTATTTTAACCAATTAATAGAAACAATATGAAAGAAAAAACGATCGCAGGAATAATCGCACTTTTGCTTTATGGGTTTGCAATAGTAGGAATAATTAATTTTTTCAGATGGCTGATATGAGCGCAAAAGAAAAAGCACAGGAGTTAGTAGATAAGTTTATTTCTGTACCTTTATTAGATAGTTATGAAGCCAAACAATGTGCATTAGTAGCAATTGATGAAATGCTAGATTTTAGAAATGCTTTATACATTAACGAGGGAAGTTTAGCACACAAGTATTTATTAGACATAAAACAAGAAATAAAAAAACTATGAAAACACGAATTAAAAAACTATGGCAATACTTTTGTTTCATAAACAAAGAAGTTTTAAAATGCCAAGTATTCACAGGAAG